GACACAGGTCAGCAAGGTCTTATTGACTCACTAACTGCAGAAACTATTTTTCTGGGTGGGTGGGATATTGTCTATCTGCCCAGAAAAGATGCTGTTCAGGAAGACCAGATTTTTGGTCAGTCTCAACAGTTAAGATATGACGAATCCTTCAACGTCGCCGTCCTCATAGAGAATACGGACGGATTTGAAGGCGAAGGAGAGTTCTACTCAAAATTTGGTCTTGAGATAAAAGACCGAATGAGACTTACTATGTCACGGATGACATGGGAGTCAATAGAGGTTCAAGATACATACAACTCTGCGTATCAAATGGACCAGATAAACTATGACGGGCTGAAGATGGAATTCAACTCGTTTGCTTCAACAAATGATCGTATTGTTATGGAGCCTGGGAGTGATGGGATTTCACACTCTTTGGTGATGGAGACAGGTTCTCAAGCGTCTTTGAGGACCAGACCATTCGAAGGTGATTTGGTGTATTTTCCATTCAACAAGAAGGTATTCCAGATTACTTTTGTTGAACACGAAGCCCCGTTCTATCCAGGCGGGATAATTCCGCAGTACCAGATGGTCTGCGACTTGTTGGAGTATAGCAATGAGATATTTAACACAGGTATTCCTGAGATCGATGCGATCGAGGACAGCCACGCTCAAGGAAGAGTCGAATGTTACGTATCAACCCAAGAGGGATATGGTACTTTCTCTAGGGGAGAGATTATCTACAAAACAAGTGATTTTGGTATTGACGATCATACAACATCTTCTCCTTCTGCTCGCGTTCTCTCTCACGATGAAAATTCTGGTAAACTTGTCGTAGTTCCTAGAAACGGCGGGTTTTCTGCAAACGACATCATTGTAGGTGGGACAGAAACAACTGCGGGTATGAGGTTGGAAGATACGATGGATACATTCGTAACAGAAGACACGGGCGATAAAATACTGATAGATGTCCAACTTGAAGCAGCGTCACCTCTGAAACTAGAAGCGGAAGACGGAAAGATTTTAACAGAGGACGGAGTGGACAACTTCAGTATCACTATTGTTACAACTGGATCATTCAGAAGATTTACATTTATACCTGCTGGTTCATTTATGGGTGAGGATTCTGTATTACAATCCATAATGCCGACTGAAGAACTGGACACACCAGCAGACGTACTTGCACAAAACGAAGAATTCGAAGAAGTCGCATCAGATGGAGAAACCATTGGTGGTGTAGAAGAAGTATCATTTATTGACTTCTCAGAGGTTGACCCATTCAGTGATGGAGACTTTTAATGTTTGGAAAATATTTCTACCATAGATTCGTTAGGACATACGTAGCTTACTTTGGTACGTTGTTCAATAACATAGAATGCAGACGATTCGACAAGGATAAGAATGTTGTCAATCGTTTTCGTGTCCCTCTGACCTATGCGTCTAGGGATTACTATCGTCAAAGAATACTTGGCGATCCTAATCTTGACAGAAAACCTAATGTTGTTTTACCACGAATGGGTTTCCTCGTAGCTGGGTTTCAGTACGATCTGTCAAGAAAACTAAACCCTCTGAACCATTTCAGAGGTAGGAGTGGTGACGGAAGCATGGTTAAAGTTCCGATGCACATTCCTTACGACATAAACTTTGAACTCCACATCTGGTCGAAAACGACAGAGGATGGGGCTCAAATAGTCGAGCAGATAATACCGAACTTTCATCCTGACTTCACCGCATCCTTGAGACTTCTCAAATCTAGTGATCCAGCCTTGGAAGGACTGTCGCTCGACATTCCGCTAATCCTAGATTCGGTTCAATGGGATGATGCATACGAACAGACCGCAGACGGAGTAAGAGTAATGGTCTGGACATTAGGTTTCACAATGAAGGCGTACTTCTTTGCGGGAACCAAGGATATCACAAATAGTGGTGGTGCCATTCGGGAAGTCTTGGTTAGAACTTTTGGGGATATGCAAGACCAAGACCCAGGCATGCATTCAGAGATACGAATAACCCCTTCGCCAAACTCTGCTACAGAGTTCGAACCTTATACAATCACAACTGACATCACAAGATATTCGCCAGAGATTCCATATTCACCATACTGGACTGATGAGTCTGACACCGCCTAAGGAAGAAGATGAAGAAGATATTGACTTTCTTTATCGGGTTGGTGCTGCTCGGTGGTTGTACCAAAACGATAGAGGTCGAGAAGATAGTAGAAGTTCCACAGAAAAGCAGATTCAAAGGGGATTATCCCACCTTAGAGATAAGGAATATGTGGCAGAGTTGCTTTTCAGGACAGCAAATAGTGAGGATTCCACCTCCAATAGCGATAACGATTTGTGATTGTCTCGTAGACACCACAAGACAAGATTACGATTATACTTTTCTTTATAATGAACAACAGACCCAATTGAAAGCACGGAGAGAAGGTGATACCGAAAAGGATGAAAAAATCTCCAAGCGTAGACAAGATTATTGGGCGAAAGTGAATGTACAATGTACTCAGAGGATACAGGGCGGTCAAGTCTCGCCCGAAAATTTGCCGAAAGGCGCGACCTTATGAACGAACTTGAGCTTCGCCAAGAATTCGGTATAGATGAGGTTGAGGAGACTGCAGTTGAAGTAGTCGAAGAGAAACCTAAAACTCAACCTCACCTAGATACTGATTTCGAATACGCGAGAGAGAACATTTACCAAGGTGTAGAAATGCAGGCCGAGGCTATGCAGGAAGCACTAGAACTTGCGAAAGCATCGGGACACCCTCGAGCGTTCGAGGTCTTTGGTCAGTTGTTCAAACAGTATACCGAAGCTCAGACCGACCTCGTGGAACTTCACGGCAAAGTGAACAAGATCAAGGGGTCGGACATTCATAAACAAACCAACATACAAAATAATGTAATGGTAGGTTCAACTGCGGACCTACTCAAAGCGATCAAGTCAGGAGCCTTCAAAGATGAGTCAGAGAGCATACATAGCGAACCCTCTAATCAAGGCTAAGTTCCAAGAACAAGAGTTTACCGCCAAACAGATAAAAGAATATATCAAGTGTGCGGAAGACCCGATTTATTTCATTGAAAAGTATATCAAGATTGTCTCACTGGACGTTGGTCTGGTTGACTTCAAGATGTATAAGTTTCAACATCGGATGGTCAATGCGTTCAATTCCAACCGATTCACAATTTGTAAAGTGGGGAGACAGAGTGGTAAAAGTGTCACAGTTATTTCGTTCATACTTTGGTATCTTCTATTCAACGAGAGTAAGAAGGTGGCGTTACTTGCAAATAAGGCGGCGACTTCTAGAGAACTACTACAACGTATGCAACTGGCATACGAACACCTTCCTAGCTGGATACAACAAGGAGTTGGAGTCTGGAATAAAGGCAGTTTTGAGTTGGAGAATGGATCTTCTATCATCAGTTCCTCTACTTCCTCGTCAGCGATACGCGGTAGTTCTTTTAATCTTGTTTTTCTTGATGAGTTTGCTTTTGTTGAATCCCATATAGCCGAGGACTTTTTCCGTTCCGTTTATCCTACGATTACCTCTGGTCACGAAACGAAGATGATAATCGTGTCCACACCGAAGGGGATGAATCACTACTACAAGATGTGGATGGACGCCGCTGACGGCAAGTCTGACTTTGCACCGATAGAAGTCCACTGGTCTGAGGTTCCAGGCCGTGACGAAAAATGGAAGAAGAAACAGATACGAAACACTTCAGTCGAACAGTTCAGACAGGAGTTTGAGACAGAGTTCATCGGTTCTGCAGACACACTTATTTCCGCTGACAAACTGACCATGTTGAGATGGGAAGACCCTGTTTTCTCCAAGAATGGTCTGGACATCTACGAAGAGCCCAAGTACGGACAACAATACGCCTTGACGGCTGACGTTGCGCATGGAAAGGGTAAAGACTATTCCGCAATCACAGTCTGGAATGTGTCTCAGTATCCAGCGATGTTGGTCGCTAAGTATCGTGACAATACAGTCACACCTCTGGTGTTTCCGAACTTCATACACCAGATTGCGAAACAATACAAC